TCTTTTTAGACTACAGAAAATCTATGCGTAATACACAGGGTTTTCCCCCTGACCCAATGTCGCTCGTAATGTCGCTCGTGATGTCGCTCGTGATGTCGTCCGTGATGTCGTCCGTGATGTCGTCCGTGGTGTCTCTCGTAATGTCTCTCGTGGTGTCGCTCGTAATGTGGGGCGGATGCGACAGTATGAACATCTTACTGGAGCGGGATCGCCGCTGCTTTTTTACATCAGTCATAACTTGTCCGTAGAAATGGGGGATTTTACGGATAAGTTGCTCACTTTGATCAACTTGTCCGTGAGAACCTGCCTTTTTACGGACAAACCGGTCATTTTTGGAGTCAACCCCTGTCAGGACTATGCGAGTCTGTCAGTAAGCAGGTAGATTCTCAAGAACATGTCTGACTATGTTTCCTTCAATGACTATTAATGATAAGAATAGTGTCCTGTCGCCCGACGTGGCGAGATAAGTGGCGGGATAAATGGCGGGACGCGGCCACAGGGGTGAAATGTAACTAATTGATAATCAGATATCTTTTAAGATGGTGCGTGGAAACGTAGACTTTTTTTGGCTGCGTTTCCACGCTGCGTTTTGTAACTTATTGATAATCAATGTCTCTGAAAATGGAGCGTGGCCGCGTCCCGCCGGGGCTACTGTTGCCATGCTTGGGTTCCTGTCCCGATGTTTAACAAATGTTTAACAAAAACGCACTTTCCCTGGTTTGGTTGGATTCGCTCCCGGGTGGTCGCGCATCCCTGGCCCTGCCACGGGCAATCTTACGGGTGGCGACGGAGAAAGCTGGCGTCGGTATGCACCGGCTTGGCTTTTTCGGTCAAGGCGCCTTTACGGGAATGGGATTCCCGACGGCGCCTTGACCAAAAAAGCCCGCTGTCTATCGACAGCGAGCTTTCTCCTTACTCGTGATTCGGTTGGGATTCGAACCCAAGACCCACAGCTTAGAAGGCTGTTCCATCACGCGAGAACACACTGCAAATCAATGATTTGTGTTAGCGCCTCTTTCTCATTGCATAAATTTTGCACACTTTATGGTGCTGTTACTACCATTCATCATTTAGATGTGTCGGCTGCTTGTATTCAAACATATCAGTAAAAATAACATCCAACACAACTAGTGTATTTGCTTCAGCCATCTTTCTAAATGTGCCTTTAGCATTTATCAATAACTCCATATGAGTCACTTCGCCTTTGCGATATAGGCTGCTGTCAAATTTATGGATGAATTGCATTTGTTCAATAGTGACTCTATATCGGCCATCCTTGAATTGAACTGTAATGAATCCTTTTATATTGTTGTCTCTGATCTGCATGGAAATATCACTCATTGCATCATATCCATGCTTTTGATAGTTGATCGGACTCTCATTCAGCCAGCAAGTAATAGTGTTGTCGGTCAAGGCTATATCGTGGTATTGTCCGCTATTGAACATCCATTGATGGTATTCGCTTATGTTGATTGGAGACTCATAGACTTTTTGCCATATAACCTTTCTTTCCGGTGTGATAGAAAAGCTGTGTTGTGCATATGCCTGGATGCATATCAAGCAGCAAAGAAGGGTGATAAATCTTTTCATAATAGTATTCTTTTTCTCGCTAAATTCAGTTGAGGTTTATTATTTAACTCGCACAAGGCCTACAATCGTGAAGATGCTCAACACTTCTGATCGTGGAAAGAAGGTGTCTTTGTAGCGGTCATTGTGAGCTGTAGCCAGGTAGCCATCTTCTTTCTCTTCCAGCATTCTTATCTGCATACCGGCTGACTTGGTGTCAAAAACATAAGTTTCTCCATTGATGAGTGGTGCGCCTGGCTCAAGCCTTCGAATGCCTAATAAGTCACCAGCATATATCTCAGGTCTCATTGCATCAGTCACGCATTGAAAATAAAAGTCATATCGTGGGAACTGATGCACCTTTGGCTGGGCGTTTACATCGGTTGAGGTCTGCATATATTCCCATATAGATGTATTCGGCATCATGGCCACATCTCTAGGAACAATTGGAATCAGCTCATCAAGTTCTGATGGCGCTGGTGGTGTTGGTGTGTCGGTAGTTGATTCAGATGTTGTGTCGGCTTTGTCGGTTTCGAACATTGGGCCTTCACCGGTAAGAAGCCAATTAACTCTTAGACCAAAAGCATTAGACCATCTTTCGGCCATTTTCTTTCCAAAATTCCTTTCTCCGCGTAATAGTGCGCTGACATTAGTTTGCCTTATTCCAAGAATGTTGGCCACTTCTTGCTGTGTCAGTTTTTGACTAGATAAAAATTCTCTTAATAGCCTTCTTTGGGTTTCGGCTAAATCTTTTGATTGACTCATAGCTTAGACTATTTTAAGGTCTAATAGACCATGCGTGAAACTAAATTTTATATAAATAAATGCAAATTGTGTCTAATTTGTTTGGAAATACCATTTTTTGGTCTTATGTTTGCAAACAATGTTTACAAAGGTGTAAAAAAAGACCGAAAAAACAATATGAATAAACCATTAAATAGTATAAATATATCAAGCACGATGAGAGGAATGGAAGTGCAGTCCACAGTTCTTTTTCCGGATTCGGTTGAATGGTCATCTCTCAGATCAATAGCCGGAAGATTCAACAGCGCTGGCAAGTCGGCATATTCAGTTAAAAAAGTTGAGGGCGGTTATGAGGTCACAAGGACACGATAAGAGTTATAAGGTTGAGATAGCAGATAAGATGCTCATGAAGGCTGAAAGGCTGGATGTCGAAGAATCCGAATACATCTGCTTCATGACCGGACAACCGAGAAAAGCGGAATTGCTGGAACTACTGAAGTCAAGGTTTCCTGATAGGGAATATGAGATAATAGAACAATTGAATGGTCAAACAATAAAACGAATCAAACAATGAACGCAAATCAGCCACAAGTCAATAAGGATGCTCGTTACTCAATCAATGAGACTTGCAACTTCTTAGGCATCCACAGGCATACATTAAGAGCCTGGACACAGCAAGGCTTGATTAAGTCTATTACTCGCAAAAGTAATGGTCGGCCAGCCTACCGAGGTGCAGACATCTTAGCTTGCTGGGGCGCGGTCATCTAGCCTCAACACTTCAAGTCAAAATTTAGTCTATCAAAGTTTAATCAATCAAATATTTCAAGTCATGTCACAAAAAGAATTGAATCAAGTGAACAAAGTCTATCATGCTATTGTCATCATTGCTGCTATTGCTATGGCTATCGTGGCAATCATTTACAATCCAGGTCATCTCTTCACAGCTTCGATGATTTATGCCTTTGGAATAAACTCAGAGTTTAAGAGTAAGGATGCAGATAAGTTTGATTTAAGGTATTAAGAAGCCATGAATGTATTTATTATAGGTAGTCCGCTTGAAACTGCACAAGCATTAGATAAACGCAGACTCAATAAGCAGATAATTGAATGCAGACAAATCTTAGATGCTTTATATAACTACAAAATAGGATGGAAAAATCATCCTTGCACATTGTCATATAAAAATGATAGAGATTGGTTATGGTCTTATTGTTTGTGTTTAGAGCAATATAGGGAAGGTGAATATAATCAAGCATTGTATTGGAATAATTTAGCAGAAAAAGTAAGGCCCGTTTTTCATACACAAGAATACTTTGATCAGATGAAAAGAAGGCTGTATACAAAGAGTCCTGAGTATTATGCACAATGGTCTGAGCTGGGTACAAGCGAAGTTAATTGGTACTATGTAGCTGGAGAATGGCGCTATTACAAAGATGGTAAAAGAGTTAAGATATGATAACGAAAGGTTTATTTACCAGCAATACGCCTGAATGGGCCACTCCGCAAGGATTTTTTGACAAGTTGGATGCTGAGTTTCATTTTACCATTGATCCATGCAGCACACATGAGAACGCCAAGTGCGAAAAGCACTATACCATAGAGGATGATGGCTTAGCTCAAAATTGGGGGGGGCAAATCGTTTACTGCAATCCACCTTACGGCAAAGAGTTGCCAAAGTGGGTTAAAAAATGTCATGATGAAGCCATGTTTAATAATGCAACAGTTGTCATGCTTATTCCTTCCAGGACTGACACAGCTTGGTTTCATGATTACATCTATGGCAAGGCAGAGATAAGGTTTCTCAGAGGGCGTTTGAAGTTTGGCAATAGTAAGAATTCAGCACCATTCCCAAGCATGGTTGTAGTATTCAAAAGTAAAGAAATGGACAATGGTAAGTGATGTGAGAAATATGGACTGCATGGAGTTTATGAAGCAGTTTCCGGATAAGTTCTTTGATTTGGCGGTGGTTGATCCGCCATATGGAATCAATATGGATGGTGGTGTCATTGGAATATCACGCAAAGCTCAAAACACTTCATATACCAAAAAAACATGGGATGCCGAAGCACCTGACATTGCTTATTTTGCTGAGTTACAAAGATGCAGCAAGAATCAAATAATATTCGGAGCGAATCACTTTATCAGCCGAATTCCTTATGACTCATCATGCTGGATTGTTTGGAATAAGGAAAATGGCAATAATCCTTTTGCTGATTGTGAATTGGCGTGGACATCATTTAAGACAGCTGTTAGAATGTTCACCTATAGATGGCAAGGAATGTTGCAAGGAAACATGAAAAATAAAGAAGTCCGCATCCATCCAACTCAAAAGCCAAAGGCCTTGTATGCTTGGATATTTGAAAATTTCGCAAGGGGGGGGGCAGAAAATATTAGATACTCATTTAGGCTCAGGCTCCAGCCGTATAGCAGCCTATCATGCTGGACTTGACTTTTACGGATGCGAGCTGGATAAAGAATATTTTGATAAGGCCAATGAGAGATTTGAAAAAGAGATTCATGGAGTTGAGGTCTTTGGGAATACAGTTATAACACAGCAATCATTGTTTTAATATGACAGTACAAGAGTTAATTAAAGAGCTAGAAAAGATGCCACAAGAGGCTACAGTTACCATGTTTGATGGGCCATCATATTATACTCCATGTAAAGTGTATATATGGGATAAGCCTGGAGCTTTTAAAGGTAATGTAATAATTGATTAAAAAGCGCTGTGAAGCGCGGAGCAAACACAAACACAAATACATTTTCAAGCCTATGGCTGGTTGGCGCTGGCCATAGGTACCAAGAAACATTTTAGTCAAAGTATATGAAAAAGTTTGATTACATAGTCATCCAGGCTCCAATGATCTCTGAGCTGGGATTGAAGGGTAACAGCCTTTTGTTGTTTGCCATGATACATGGATTCAGCAAGGATGGTGTGAATAGATATCGCGCCAGCTTGAAGGATATGTGCGATTGGCTCTGCACATCGAAAAGCGCTATCAGTCCTGTGCTGAATGCGCTGGTTGAGGCTGGCTATATCAATAAGCATGATGTGGTTGATAATGGTCTCAGCAAGCCGGAATACACTACAAACTATGAGAGATTGTTGGCCAAAGCAGCTGCTGAAGGGCCATTGAAACCTACACTTGTCTATAAGGAAAAAGATGAGAAAAAGGTCGCAAAATCGGCAAGGGTACGGAATCCGTACCCAAAGCAGAAGGCCGTAAATTTAATGGGTACGGAAACTGTACCCGGTACGGAATCCGTACGGAATGGGTACGGAATCAAGAACGAAATCGGTACGGAATCCGTACCCAATAAATATAATATAAATATATATAAATATTATTCTTGTTGTTATGGCGAGCTGACCGAGGCTCAGAAACAAGAAGAAGAAAAACAATTTTTAAAATTATTCTTCTTTAGAGGTGCAGCCGATCCGGCTGCTGAAGTTAAAAGATTCGTTGGCCATAATCAGGCAAAAGGCTGGAAAGATTCAAGTGGCGCAATCTTCGACACAACCGAAAAAAGACTTGGAATCGCAGAGCTGTGGAAGTTTCAACTTGGCGAGCGCAATGCCAAAGTATTCTTGAAAGTATGGAAAGAGGTCTATTCAAAGGTTGAGGCGGTTGAAGGCTCAGATATTTTGCTTGATCCAAGAATTTCTTTCAGCTATGACAATTCAGCCATGACAATTAACTGCACTCAGAAAGTGGCTAAGTTCCTGGAAGGCCATCTGAGCGAAGTCAAAGAAATCATCCTTGCTCATGCAGCTGGAAAAAGAGTTTGTTACAAATACATTTAATCCATAAAGCTATGTCAAATTACAATCTCACTATTGCGCTTACGAAGTTGAAAGGCGCGAAGGTAATGGAAATCCAGGGCAAGACTTGTACAAAGACTTGTGTGGTGATTCCGATAGACAATGAAGAAGGAACTGTGCGTGATTCCTATGAGGGCAAGATTGATGGTCTGCCAACAACTAAGCCTCTTAATGATGTCCAGCTACATCTCACAGCCTTTGAATTCCGTGAAAAGAAGTATGGTCAGACTCATGGCATCAAGGCTTCTTTCTCAAGGCAGAGGATGGAAAGCATGAGTGAAGATGAGTTGAGGTCAATGCCATTTGTCGGTAACATGAAACCCTGGAACAATGCCGTTGAGGATGATGACCTTCCGGCTGGCAATGAAAAGGAAGATTGGTAATGCTGGTAAGAATCGAATTGACTGACTACCACATCAAGTGGATGCAAGAGAACTATGGCAAGGTAAGCCGGAAAGATTGCGCTCAGCATTTCCAGGTCAGTCTTACAACAATAGACCGATGGGCCAAGCAGCTTGGACTACGAAAGCAGCAAGGCTCAAAGGTGATCAGAGAGAAAAGGAAGGTGCCGGTTGAGGTTGAGGATAGCGCAGAAGTGGAAAGCGGTTATTGCCTGGATTGTAAGCATTACATATTCGGTGGCTTTTGCGGAAAGACAAACAGGCATACCGGTGCCTTGAATGAGAAACAATGTTTTAAACGAAACAAATCATGAAAGTAATAATCAACATTGACAATGATACCATCATTGCTTATACATCCCTTATGGGAATCAAAGGCCAGGACAAGGAAAAAATAAAGACATTCCTTGCCGAAAATGAATCGGTGGAAGTTGAGCCATCAGATATGGATGACAATGAAGCCGAACAAGGCGTAAATCTTACTTGTGTTGCACTCGTTTTATCAAAGTTTAAGTAATGAAAAAAGTTCCTATTACCGATGTTATCAACAGCTGGCTCAAAGCGGATGCTAGGCTGGAAGAGCAATGCAAGGAAGAGATTTGCGAATATGACTCAAACAGCGCCTATAAAGGCTATATGCTAGGCTTTGAGGATGGTGTGCAGTCTCAGATCAATGAAGATGCTTCCAAGTGCATTATCACGAAAAGAGACATTGTTTGTGGCTTCAAAGAACTTAATGCTGGTAACTGTGCCAGCTTTGTATCTGAAGAGGATTGCATTGAACTACTTTCATCAAGTCAAGAGTATTGGTTTCTTGCCGGTGCCATGTGGCTGATGAAGCAACTTGAAAAATAAACCTATGGAAAATCAAATGACATTAAACGAATACCAGGAAAAGGCCATGTCCACTTGTATGCCTTCATGCGATAACATAAGCTATATGCTTTTGAATCTTGTAGGAGAGGTCGGTGAATTTGCTAGCAAGTTGGCGAAGGACATCAGAAAGGGAAATGTAAAGATAGAGAATAATGAGCTTTGCTTCACAACACAAATAGCATATGGCGAAGGACTTGAAAGGCTGGAAGAGTATAAAAAAGAAGCTGGTGATATGCTATGGCAATTATTTGGTGTGTTTTCGGCTATGGGATGGAAAGCAAATGATGTAGCTGTTGGTAATCTTGATAAGCTGGCAGATAGAGTAAAACGCGGTAAAATTGATGGAGATGGCGATAATAGATAAGAATATGCCGATAATGCCATTCAAGGTGTCTACGGAAAGACAATGTAAGGATTGTGCAAGATTCAATGGTAAGGATTGGTGCTTGCTGCAAAAGTCTGCTACAAGAGCAATCAACTATGGATGCCGATACTTCATTTCTCCAAAGAAGCTAGAAGAACAGCTGAAGAAAGAACAAGCATACCTGGATGCATTAAATGGCCAGCGCGTGAACTATATGCTTACACTTATGTTTGCGATGGTGACTGCTTCTTATCAGATCATGGCTAAAGGTGAGGCAATGCTTGGCGCATGGATTGGTGGCAAAGAATGGCGCTTTGAGCGGAAGAGGGCCTTGAAAGAAATGTTGAGGTCTATCAGTAAAATTCAAGACCTATATAGCACATACTTTGAGAAAGACAACATCCAGCTCATGACTAATTATGGCCAAGAGGATTTTGATGCACACGCATATGATGGCTTTCAGATGTTCAGCGGTGATCTTCTTATGCTGGGCCTCACATACTTTGAACATGGGTATCGAAATAATGAGGTGCTTCATCAGATAATCGAGCATATCAGGACATCATATCCAAATCAGCTAAATCTATTCCCACCGGAATTTGTTAAACAATTTGAAATAAAGAGCAATGACTAAGAAAGAAATCTTACAAGCAGCTGAAGAGAATTCTATGAATTACTGCATTCAGCGAGGCATGGCCAAAGCAGCCTTTATTGATGGCGCGCTGTGGGCCTTGAAGCAGAGCAAGGAATTGCTGGAAAAGTTGAAGTCTGAACTAGATACTGAATACCATGAAGAAGAGGTGTAAGAATTGTGCCTATTGCTTTCGCACAAAAGATAATGAATGCTGGTGCAGCCAATATATCAATTACACAAGCGCTGACAGCTGCTGCATCAAGCATAAAAGCGAATTCCCTTTGTCGGCCACATCAGCATTAGCGCTGGTAATAGCATTGATTGGCTTGGTGGTGGCTCTGCTGGGATTAACAAATGTAATATAATGGCAAAGAAGGTCGCAAAATCGGTTGCTCCTGATCTCTTTCTCAAGATGCTTCAGGCCAACTTCAAAGGAATAGAGATAGTCAAAGAGTTTAAGTTTCATCCTAAAAGAAAATGGCGCTTTGACTATGCCTTTCCATTCTTGATGATTGCGGTTGAGGTTGATGGCGGTGTGTGGACAGGCGGTAGGCACATCAATCCGGCTGGATATATCAATGATATGGAGAAACTGAATACAGCTGCATCTATGGGATGGCTGGTGTTGAGGATAACAACCGATGACCGATTTGCCAGCAAGACATATGATCTGATTAAGGCTGCTGTTGAATATAGGATTAACGAAAGCTAGAATGAGAAACATTGACATGATATGGATATGCAATAGATGTCGGCACCATCAGTCAATCTTCTATGCAAATGGAAGTTGCGGAATAGGTTGCTTGGCATATAATGTGGAAAGTCCATATCCGGTGGATATCAGAAACATTGCACATTGTCCGTTAGGAAAAGATGAAAAAAAGTAAGGTTACACATAGAGTCTATAGCAATGTGACTCCAGCAGACTATAGAAGGCTTCAAGCCATCTGCAAGGATTATGGCTTTAAGTCCATCTATCAGCTATTGCAGACCTTATTGCGGTGTTTGTTGAGGCACACCGGCCATGCTCCGGAGCCGGAAGAATATTCAATGGGAAATGAGATCAGCGAAATGTTTGATGAACTGATGGAGCCTGGAGAAAGGCAAAAGTATTACGCCACCTATCGTGGCAAAAAGGAAATATGATATGAGAGAATTTGAAGTAATGCTCTACTATGCTGGGAGCAAAAATGAAAGGTTTCTAGAAGAGGCTGATATGGAAGATATGATAAACTTCTATACTATTCTGCTTCCGAGGGTGCCGAACATTGGCGAGATAGTCACAGTTATTATTGATGACTATTACATTGAAGGAAAGGTGCAAATGGTATATACCAACTATTGCAAGCCTGGTAATGATAAAATTAAAGAATCTTGTTGGGGATATAGATTCGGCATATCTCTTACGGAGTTAGAAGTTGTTGATTATTATGGCGAGCGCTAATTTATGTCTCAGATGCTGGCATTACAAGAATGGTAAGTGCATAGCAAATAAAGGTGATTATTGTAGAATTCTTAGAACTTATATGTAATATGTTTGACACAAATAATAATCATAGCGAAAGCCACACATCTATAGTGATGAATCCACCATGTGTCGGCACTTTACAAAAGACACATTTAAAATCTAAATTCAAGCGCTTTCATGTAAATAGTCCACTTGCTGATGTGGTGTTTAGTGATACGCCAAGACTTTCCAAGCACGAAGACATGAATAATATAGTTGTTTTACAACTCATGTGTTTCGGAGATAGTGAGATTTTGATGGAATATGTTAAAAAAGAAGATTGGACTGATTAGAATATGAAAGCAGAAGATTGGATTGATGTTGTAGATCAGATGCCAAGCAATAGCCGGATGGTGTTGGCCTATACTGATAAAGGCAAACTCCACTTGGCGCAATTCTACAAGGATGAATGGCTTATAAGGGGATTCGGCAAGCTGGCTGGTGTGACACATTGGATGCCGATAGTTAAACCTATAATAGATTGATATGGAAAAAATATGTTTTGAATATGGCGCAATGTCTAGCAAATATAGACTTTATGCTGAAAATAAATATACGGCTTACGCAGCAATGTGTGTGCATTACCAAATGTCGGCACATCTTATTGCATTATATCAGCCTGAAGCCATTGTTAAAAATGATTCATGGCTTAATCCATTGGGCGCTATTGCCGATAGGCTTGATGAGATATATGGCGGTGAAGGCGAGTTTGATAAATACTTTGATTCGCATATAGAGCAAATACAAGAGGCTTATAAATCAATAGAGCAAATAGTATGAGAAAGATATTTGAAGCAATAGGCAAAACAACTATGCACATTGGGGTGATATGTGCAGCAGTAATATTCATGAAACTAGTCCCTTTTTGGCTGGAATGTATAGTTGCTGTGGTTGCTGTTATTGGGTTAGCTGCCATATATTACGATGATAAAGAAAAGTAAATGCGTAAGGTAAGCAATAAGTATTATCATAAGCTGCTTGGTCATTCAAGGTGGCGTGAGTTGAGGATGCGATATCTCTCAGCTCATCCGCTTTGCGAAGAATGCGAAAGGCAAGGTAAGACTACTTTAGCTACTTGTGTTCACCACATTCGGCCTGTGGAAGCGCAATGTAGTCCGGCCATGATGGAGCAAGCAGCTTATGATATTCATAACCTGGAAGCGCTATGCGAGGCTTGCCATGAAGAGCGCCACAAGGGATGCAACCGAGCCAAGAGCAAGGCGCAGACCAAGCTAGCAGCCAAGCAAACAGCCGAGGCCTTCATGGCGCGCTGGTGTCGGTCTGATGGTGAGAGGGGGGAGTAATTTTTTATTTCGCGCGAAGGGGGCCGACACCCACATCCCGCTCTCTTTTTCACGCGCGGAGTGAAAAATCTGAATTGGGTTTTGCTCAGAGGCCGATTTTGGCCAAAATTGGTGGTCAAAAAAACTTCAAAATCGTGGGAATTTTCTTTTAAATCGTGGTAAAAATGGTTGAAAAAAGCACAAAAACGGCTAAAAACGCATCAAAAAAAGCCGAAAAACCTTCAAAAATGGCTACAAAAAACACAAAGGTTGTAAAGAAGCCAGTAAAAGCGGTGATGAAATTGGCTGATGTTCCTTCAGTTGATGAGCTGGTAAAGAAGATAAAGAAGGCGCTAACAGCTCAGCAGACTTATTCAAAATCTCTTGACTTTGCTATTGTTCAAGCTGCTGGAAATTATCATGTTTATCTAAAGGCATTGACATCTATCAATAAGCGCGGTAAGATTCAATATAGTCTCACTACGCGCGAAGGCAGCACAGCTTATAAAAACTATCCCGATATTGAAATCTTGCCTACTCTCAGCAGAGCGCTTAAAGATAGCCTTAGAAGTTTGGGCCTTACTCTTGATACACTTGAGGCTGTTGATGATGATCCGCTGGATGTTCTAGCAGCAAAGGTAGATAAGTTGCATAAGAATGGATGATGTAACAAAGGCATATAGGCGTAAGCGAAAAGCCGAGGTTATTGAATATCTTCAGTCGGAAGGCAAGGATGAATTGCTCAGATTGAAGAGCATCTTGAATAGTGCAGATAAGAGAATTCTGCAATATTGCCTGAATGTCATTGCTGATCCGGATTCGCATAACCTTTTTGAGCTGCTAGGACTCAAGAGATTCATTAGATTCATGGATAAGTATGAGTTTAGAATCTCAGCTGTTCAAGCGGTCATCCTTGTTATAGAGTCACTTCGATTCCCTTCTCAAAAGGGATTGACCACATTAACATTGTCATCAGTCCAGGTGTTTGCGCTTGCCTTCATCTATGGCTTCTATAAGCCGGATGGCAGAAGGCTTATCCGCAATGCCTTGCTATTTGTGCCAAGAAAGTTCGGCAAAACTACACTTGTGGCTGGTATTGCCATCTATGAGTTGTTGTTCGGTGATGCCGATGGCCAGGTCTATGCTTGTGCTAATTCATACCAGCAAGCTAAGATATGCTTCGACAATATCCGAAATTGTCTCAAAGCGCTTGATCGTACCGGAAACCGATTCCGCGTGAATCGTGAGGTCATCTTCAATGACATGAAAGGTCGCTCCAGCTTTGCGCGGTGCCTTGCTTCTGATCCATCAACATTAGATGGTTTGTCGGCATCATGCTATATCCTGGATGAGTATTCACAAGCGAAGAGTGCGGAACTGAGAAATGTGATGTCCACCTCAACCGGAATCAGGCAAAGTCCGCTTGAGGTCATAATCACTACTGCATCAGATGTGCTTGATGGCCCATGTGTCGGCACATTGGAAGCATACCAGCGCATATTGCTGGAAGAGGCTGAAGATGATAGTGTATTTGCCTTGATATTCATTCCAGATGTGGATGACAATGAAGCCGATCCGAGAACATGGCGCAAGGTGCAGCCACATATCGGTGTGACTATCCAGGAAGATTATTATGCTGAGAAATGGCTGAAGGCCCAGCAATCAGCGGAAGATATGCTTGCATTCCGCACAAAGCTGCTCAATGTTTTTGCGGTCAATGAGAGCAAGTCATGGATAACCGGTGATGAAATCCGCGATTTATATAAGCCATTTACCTTTGAACAGCTGGCTCAGACTGATAGCACTCCACCATTCTGCGCGGTATCATTTGACTTGTCGGTTTGGGATGACTTTTCAGCGGTGACATATGAGATATATAGACCGGCAAGCAATTCCTTCCACTTCCATACTGACTATTACCTTCCGGAAGGCTCTCTTGAAAAGCATTCAAGAGTTGATTTATATAAAGAATGGGTGCGAAAAGGTTATTTGAATTTGCTTCCTGGTAAGACAATAAACTATGAGCTGATTGTGCAAGACATCATTAAGCGCAATGGTCAGGTGCTAATATGTTCAATAGGTTATGATCCATATCATAGTAAGACAGCTGTCAATATGCTTCAAGCCTATGGTGCTGGCAATGTGATGCATCCGGTAAAGCAGACCTATGGCGCATTTACAGGCGCTGTTGAGACTCTTGAAACAATGGTAAAAGAAAAGGTATGCACTTTCACGCCAAATGAAATCACAGCCTGGTGCTTTGGTAATTGCCAAATGGATGAAGATAAGAATGGCAATAGAAAGCCAATCAAAAAGACTCACAATGAAAAGATAGATGGTGCCATTACTTGCCTCATGTGTCAAGACTTATTCAACAATTTCAAACGATAATACCCACTAAAATAGCTTTTTCTATCTATGGGTGAAGGGTGAATTTTCTTCATATATAGGTTAAACTTTGTGTTCAAGGATGCTGGCTGTGAAGCTCGCATCCTTTTTGTTTTACCCACAAAAACGGACATATCCGGATATAGATAGATAAAGAGATTGATATGCTTACAGTTGATGATCTGAAAAAGCATCTGAACATCGATCATGATGAAGATGATGCGTATATCGAAGATTTGATTTCGGTTGCTGAAGATGCCGTTGAGACCTACATCAATCGGCCTATTGATGATATGGTGGATGCGGAAGGCAAGCTAAAGCCAGCTGTGCGCCATGCTTGCCGATTGCTGGTTGGTACCTGGTATGCCAATCGTGAAAGTGTTGTGTTCAGCACTCCATCCGAATTGCCTGATGGTGTGGTGGCTCTGCTATTGCCTTTGAGGCGCTTTGTTTCACCATCAGAAAATTAAGGTATGCAAGCTGGATTACTACGCGATAAAATAACGATTGAGCGCTCAGATGTTACGCATAACACCGAAAATGGTGAGCAAGTGACATCGTGGCAGCAAGTGTGGAGTGGTCGCGCAAAGGTGGATTTCTCATCCGGCTCACAGCTGGTGTCAAACAATGAGACCATAAACACCATTACAAAAAAGGTGACTATCCGCACAAAGCCAGCCTTCAATGAGAAACTGAGCAATCTTCGCATTCTCATTGATGGGGAATATTACCGGATTTTGGCAAAGGATGTCAAATCACGCGACATGGCCACAATCTTCACTTGTGAATTGATTAACGAATAAAGCAATATGGGATTTTTTGACATATTCAGAAAGCAGCAAAGGTCGGAAGAGGCTCAAGCTGCACCAAATATCATTACATATCCGGTGTCAATAGATGCTGGTATGGATCAAGTCACTCGCAAAGAGCTGGCAATGAAGATAGCAGCTGTCTATAGATGTGTGGATGTGGTCAGCAAAGGTGTTGCACAGTTGCCTTTGGTTGTCAAGCGCAAGGAAGATGACTACTTTGTCATTGACAATGATGATGTGTTTGGCCTTACCTACATTCTCCAACTCAGACCTAATGAAAGATTGTCTGCATATGAGTTTAAGAAGGCTGCAATGGTGCAGATTCTTATCGGCAATGGTAATGCCTATGTCTTTCCAAAGTGGGGTGCTGATGGTTATGACTCATTGATTCTGCTTTCTCCTGGCTCATGCACATATGATGTGTATTCAAACACATATATTGTGTCTGATCCTATCAATAAAGTCTATGGCACCTTTGATGCTGATGAGATAATTCACTTGAAAAATCTCAGCCTTGATGGCGGTTATACCGGTGTTTCCACACTTCAGTATGCTTCGCGCACACTTGCGATTTCAGCCAATGCAGATAGCGCCAATGTGGAATCATTCAAGACTCGCGGTACATTATCAGGCTTCGTTTCCGGTAAGAATAGCACTCTTGGCTTTGGAACAATCCAAGACACACAGCTGCAAGGCGTGGCCGACAACATCGAAAAACAGCTTGCCAGCGGTAAGAAGATATTCAACTTGCCTGGTGAGATGTCTTTCAATCAAATTTCGCTTTCACCTTCCGACATCCAGCTACTTGAGACCAAGACATTCAATGTGCTGGATATATGCCGTTTCTTTGGAGTGCATCCGGATAAAGTCTTTGCTCAGCAGACTGCAAATTATAAGGCTTCTGAGATGTCTCAGGTATCATTCTTGACTGACACACTTCAGCCAATTCTCACTCAGATTGAGAATGAATTGCAGATAAAACTCATTCCGCGTGAGCTGGCTATGCAGTATAAGATTGACTTTGACATTGAGCCATTATTGCAGACTGACTTGCTGACACAGGCTGATTATATCAACAAGACCATATCATCCGGTGTCAAGACAGTCAATCAATGGCGAAAGAAGTTCGGCCAGGCACCGGTTGAAGGTGGAGATAAGGTGCTTGTGTCGGCAAATCTCAAGGCTTTGGATGTGCTGAATGCAGAAATACCCACAAAAAACGAATAATTCTACTAAGGATAGATAGACAAAACTATGAATGAGAATTTAAAAGAAGTCCGTTGCTATGACTTCAGCAAAGAAAATCGCGCGTTTGCGCCTCATGTGGCAGAAGAAAATAGCCGAATCGTGGAAGGCTATGCGATTGTATTCAATCAGCAGAGCCGAAAGCTGTATGATAAGGCTACGAAGAAAGTCTTTACTGAAGTGATTGATCCAAGAGCAATCACTAATGCTTTCTTGGCTGACCAAGACATTAAGATGCTCTACAATCACTCAAATGATATGCTTTTGGCGCGTAGCACATTTGGCATAGGTACCTTGCAATATGAGGTGGATGAATATGGCGTGAAATATCGTTTTGAAATGCCTAATACATCAGTCGGCAATGATGTTCTTGAGCTGATTCGCAGAGGTGATGTGTTTGGATGTTCATTCGCATTTAGCTATGCAAAGGATGGTGTTCGTGATGAAAAGAAGAATGGTCAGAACTATCGCACAGTCATTCAGATGGCTTCGATAAGTGATTTTTCTATCGTGGTTGATCCGGCCTATCTTGGCACCTATGTCAGCACAAGAGAATTCCATGCACCGGATGATGAGCCAGCACCGAATATGGCCGGAATTATGGATGTAGAGCTGGCAATGTTAGAACTTGAAAACCTTTAAAAACAAATAAGGATATGAAAAAAAATGATTTGAGAACTCGCTTTGTCGAGGTAAAGCAGCAGATTAAGGATATCTATTCTGCTGCCAAGAATGAGAATCGCGGTCTTACCGATGATGAGTCGGCAAAAGTGGAGATTCTCAGAAGAGAGGTAAGTGAAATTGGCATGGACATGATGCTTGAGATGTCTGAGAGAGCTTCAGCTAGAGTTCATGGCGTAACCGGCTCTGAGGATAGAGCTAATGAGATGCGCTCACTCTTTGCTAATTCAGTTCGTGAGGCAATCAAGAATGGTGGTGCAGACAACTCTATCCAGGTACGCGCATCTGCACTCATTGACAAGGCTGATGCACAGCCACTTGTTGCACTCACTATCGGTGACATCATCGGCCCACTTGAGAAAGGCCTTGTGCTTGACAAGGTTGGTTGCCGTATTCAGACCGGACTTACTGAGGATTGGGCTTATCCTGTAGTTGAAGCTGTAGAGGCTACAATTGCTGGTGAGGCTGTAGCAATCTCTGACTCTGACATCGAAATCGGTGCAGTTAAGCCAACTCCACAGCGCATCGCGGTAACTGTTCCGGTGACTCGCACAGCTCTTGCTATGACTGATGACAAGCTCTATGAGATTGTTACCAGCTCACTTCAGAAGGCAATTCAGCGCACTCTCAACAGTTGGATGTTTGCTAGAACTACTCTCGCATCAGGTGTTAAGGGCCTTTTCGTAGATGCTACTTCAGTTAAGAAGTTCACAGGCGCTCCAACATATGCTGATGTGTGTGGCCTTGTTGGTGCAGTTGATAGCACCGGAATCGTACCATCTGCTACAGCTGCATTTGTGATGAGCAATGCAATGCGCGCGACATTGAAGGCTACTCCAAGAACTGCTGGTGGTGATCGCATGATCATTGAGAATGACATGATTGATGGTGTACCGGTATTTGTTACTGAGTATGCACCAGCTAACACAATCTATTATGGTTACTTCAGCTACGCGCTTGTGGGTCAGTTCGGTGATTCTACTCTCATCGTTGATCCATACACTCTTGCAAAGAAGAATCAGGTGCAGTTCACTCTTAACTCATTTTGGGATATCAAGCCAGCGCGCTCACAGGCATTCGGTGTGCTTGAGGCAAACGAGTAAGAACAATAGAATTTCTTGAGAGTTGCCTTAATTTGGCAACTCTCTTGTAATAAAGGCAAATGTAATGGCAAAAGGCTCGTTTAGTCGCGGTGAATTAGTTTCGGTAGATTCCGAGGCTATTGAGCGGAAGTTGGAAGCGCTGGATATGAAGCAGCCGGAAATTAAGAAATCCTTGAAATCCGCTGTCAGAAAGTCTCTCAACATCATCCGCTCAGCGGTGCGTAAAGGCGCTGCTTCCGTTACTACGAATCCTGAGAAGAGGCGCAAAGGTGTTGGCATGGTGGTTTACAAGAATGGCTCCGGTGGCCAGGTAAACATTTACACACCATTCCAGCTTTCTAATTCATCCGGTAGAGGTATTTTTATACTTCGCTGGCTGGAAGAGGGAACAAAAGAAGGCATTGGTCGCGATGGCCGTTGGCATGGTGCTACACCGGCAAAACCTTTCTTTAATGCAGCTGTGTCCTCATCTTTGGGTAAAGCAGAAGAAACATTGTCAGACAACATCCTTCAATCAATTGAAAAGGTAGCATCAAAGAGAAAATGAGACTGAGCATTTCAACGCATATATATGCAGCATTGTCCGGATCGGCAGAGATTCAGAAGGCAATCGGAAAAAATAAGATATTTCCTATTGCCACTAAGAATGAGGTGCCTTTCCCTTTCATCGTTTATGAGAGAGATGGCGTGACTCCGCGCTATGACAAATCCGGTGCATCGGTGACTGAATCATCGGTTAATGTGTATGTGTTAGCAGAAGGCTATACCGAAAGCATTGATATAGCTGAGATGGTTATCAGGGCATTGGAAAGAAAAGATGCAACATACAAGGATTTTGAGGTGATTGGAGCCACAATGCTTGGCGCTTCCGAGTCTTACACCAGCAACACATTTGTTCAGCAGATATCGTTTAATTTCATGACAAAATCGTTATAAGTTATGGCAGAGAATGGAAATAAAAGAAAGGTCTATATAACCGATGGAATAGGTACGGGTGCCTTTGCATGGGTGGCTGGTGAAACTAGCTCAAATCTCAGCCTTCAGCGCAATATGATTGAAACTTCTGATAAAAGTTCGGAACACGCCACATTTATTGCTGGAAGGCAGAGCGGAACAGCATCAGTAACAGTCAATCTTGATGACTCTGCAACAGCAAGCCAGCGCAAGATGGTAGAGGCTTTTCATAATGGCCAATCAGTATTTGTTTACCAGGGCGAGGTTGGTGCTAATGGCAATACACCGACAAATGGAACAGCTTATGAGGCATTGATCTCAGGTCTTGATAGAGACTATCCGGATGATGCGGTAGTAACTGCAACATTTAATCTCCAGCTGACAGGCGCTCCAAAGGAATATCCTGAAATTTCATAGTATTATATGAAAATCATAAGGCATAAGGTGACAATCAATGGTGTGGAGACAGTAATGCTCTTCACACCTAGATTGTTTGAATTCAAGACACCATCAATGGATTTTTCCGGTGGTGAGGCTACAAAGGTAGCTGGAATGTATGCAGACATAGCATATTGCGCTGCACTCAACTATTGGACATTGACTGACCATGCAATAGAAGATTTCCAACTTATGAGGCTGGATTTTCACGAATGGTCAGCACAAGAGCCAGCTGAATTCGGAAAGGTTATGAGGATAGCTATTGAGGCTATTACCAATAAGAGCCTGGATGAACTGATGAAGGAAGATAAAGGTAAAAAAGCAGCCGATGAAGAAGTAAAAAAAAAGCCTTCGACATCAATTATTCAGAGATTGAAGGATTTCTTGTCGGCTATTGTGGGATGTCGCAGAAGCAAGCAGCATGGACATCGGTAGGCGAATACTTGCAAAGGCGTGAGGCTCATGACAAGCAGCAACAATTGGAATGGGAAAGAAGCAGATGGATTGCTTATAGTATATTCAGTCCATTTTTAGGTAAGAACAAGCCAAGAACACCAGCACAATGGGTGAAGTTTCCGTGGGAGCATCCGAATAAAGCGCCAATGATTGCAATTAATGAATGTCAGCTAAAGACTCTCAATGATATATTTATAGACTTTCAAAAGAAAAAGGCATAAATGGGAAAGATAGGTGATCTGATAGTAAGGCTCCAGCTCAAGCATGAGGATTATAAAAAGGGCCTCAAACAAGCCGAGAAAGATACGCAAGGTTTTGCCGGCACACTTGGTAAAATCAAAGGTGTCGGTATTGCTGTGTGGGCTGCTATAGGCGCATCAGTTATATCTTTTGGAAAGCAACTTATAAAAAGTTCTCAAACTATAGGAGATGCATGGGCGCGAACAACAGCTCAGATGAAGGCCGGTTGGGATGTCTTTGTGCAGTCGGTTGGTGCGTGGAATTGGGATAATTTTGTTGGTCGCATTAAAGAGGCTACAGTTGCAGCAAAAGCGCTGACAAATGCCTTAGATGCCGAATTTGAGGTTTCTAATTCAATTAAACTTCAAAAGGCAGCAATGGCAGAAGAATTGGCCGAGTTAGAAGTCATAGCGCGAGATCAGACAAAATCCTATGAAGAAAGAGCCAAAGCTGCTCAGCTATACTTGGATAAAGTTAAGCCTCTATATGATCAGGAGTTGAGGCTAGCAAAGAATCTTGAAGATGCGCAACTTGGAAAATTTCTTGCTGGCTCCGGCCTTGAAGATACTGAGCAAGTTCGTGAGGATTTGAGAAAATTTCTTGTTGATATAGGCAAGATTCCTGGACTGATGGATGACCTTGCTGCAAAGTCTAGCGCACAAAAGACTATTGATAAAGGCGTAAATGCGTTTGGTAGCAACTATAAAAAAGTAAATGCAGCTTATGATGTCCGCAATCGGATGTCTGCAAAATTGAAGGATATTCAGTCAGGCTATCAGACTGATTTGGTTGCATTATTCCGAGCATATAATGATATGCGAGGTGATGAAGATGCAAAGCCTTTGGTTGATGCAATGATCAGAGCTGGTGAGGCTGCTGGCGCTTTCAATAGAGAGACTAAGAGAATGCAGTCGGCTTTGAATACATCCTTATCCCAAATTAGTAAGCAAGAAGATAGTAATGTTGAAGAGCAAGTACAAGAGGTCATAAGAGTAACTTCTGAAGCGCTTCCTAAATTACAAGGCATTACAGCACCAGCGCTTCAAATGAATCTTCCTGACATCATTCCGGATGATTGGCTGGAAAGGAATCGTGAAAAGATTGATGCAGCGCTGGCCGAGGCTATGAGGCTTCAGCAGATCACGAATGAAATCAATAGCCAATTCAATGATGCGGTAGTCGCATCTTTATCAGGCGCGACACAAGCATTGGCTGATTGCATCATGGGTATCGAAGGTGCTGATGCTTCACAAGTCCTAGCAGCATTGCTTCAGCCGTTTGCTCAGACAATGATCAGTCTTGGTGAAATTCTGCTTGCTGAAGGTACGGCAATAGAGGTGTTCAAAACATCTTTATCAAGTCTGAATGGCGCTGCTGCTATTGGTGCCGGTATTGGCTTGATTGCGTTAGGCTCTGCGCTTGCTGCTGGAATCAAAGCATTGGGTGGTGCATCTTCATCCAGCGCCAGCGCTGGTGGCTATGACTCAGCATCATCAAGCGGTAGCAGAGGCATTGAGACCTATGAGCAAGAGATAACAGTTCATGTAGTGGGTGAGATTGCCGGTGATAAGATAGTGCTGGCTGGACAAAAGACTCTTAACAAGTGGAATCGTTAGTGTATGGCATATTTGCTGAAATATTATAAAGAACTAGTTTCGCATGGCCATCGGTGGCGCTTGGAGATTCACCAAGACACCGATGATGCCATTGAGGCTGTTGAAATAGGGCCGGTGCTGCAAGGGTTGAGGCTCATCATGCAAGGCGATCAAGCCGACATTGATACACCAATAGTCAAGACATCCCTGGAGATGGTCTTTGTGGATGCTCCGGATTTGGAAGATGAACGCAAATGCGGATATTGGGAAGAATTCTATACATCATCTGCTACTGAGTATAGAGTGAGGCTGATGAAGGATGGTGCTGTGGAGTGGACAGGCTATGTCACACCGGACAGCTTCAGCGAAAGCCTTCAATATCGCGGTAGTGTGACCATCATAGCGCGTGATAATCTTGGAGCATTGCAAGACTTTGAGTATGATGCCACATCTACCACATCCGGAATGATATCTTTAGCCTCGATCATGTCAAAGGCTTTAGCAGCTGTGTCATTCCCTATGTCATATAAATCCATTGCTATAGGGGCAAGAAAGTTTCCATTTACACCGGAATCAAATACACCTAGCATTGATAATGTATTATTCAATAATAAGTCCTTTCAAGACAAAACATGGCTTGAGGCGGTTGAGGCTGCGCTAACGGCTACCGGACTTGTGTTGAGGTATGTAGGCAAGAACACTTTCAGATTGTGTGCATTGCGCGATATTCCGCTTTATGATAAGGAACTTTGGTGGGATGTTCCGGTGCTGGACACAATCTTTTGCGCTTACGGCCAGCGCGAGCTAAGTCCGGCTGTCAAGACATTGATTGATGAGGTAAAGTTTGAAATAGAAGAGAACTTTGCTGAAGTCACTATGCCAGCAAGCGCCTATGGTGAGGCTGGTGAGTATGAGATTTTGACCGATAGTGAGAATCTTCAAGAATATCCGCTGATATATTCCATGCCGATTCATGCTGTTGTCGGTGGCTCATGGAGTGCAAGACCGGTCAATCAGTCATTGTTCCTGAATCCGTTTGCATTTCCGCTGAAAGAAGGCTTTTCATCAAAAAAGCAAGGTGATCTGAGAGATACATCGGTGGTTTATCTTGCAGCCAATAACAATGCTGGGCCTTCGCAGACTACACGCAATGCAGAATGGAAAACACTTGTCGGCCCAGGAAAGTATAGATTTTCTTTCAAGGTAGATAAACCGGTTGCTTTGTATGATGACAATACAAAACTAGGCCATATAGACCTTGATATGAATTTCAGCCGATTCAAGTTCAGCTTGAGATTTGTGGCAAGGGATGGAAGCACAACTCTTGAATATCGAACATCATCAGGAACATGGACAAGCGGATATACGGCTGATCCGAATTCGCTCTTTCCGAATGTGGCCTTTCCTACCACATATGAATTTCCGGTGCTGGAAGTCGACACCATTGGTGAAATTCAGCTGGTGATTACATATGTCGGTGTCATTAAAACTCTCAATTCACCATCCGGCATATCCAAAGGTGCTTATGTGCCATTCAAGGAATTCACTTTGACTGATGTTAATCTTGAGAATACTACCATACCAGGCTCTCAGAAGATAACTACAGCCTACAATGCTAAGAATAACATTCTCATCCAGCGCAATGTTGAGTATGGCTTTAATTCCGGTGATGTGGCTTCACCACATATCATCAAGAATGGTATGTTTATCAATAAGGATTCTTGGTATGAAAGTTCAGAAGATTGGAAATTTAATGGCTCTGATCCGGAGAATCCATTGCCGGTGCTGATACACCAGCAGCTGTTGGCATACTATTCTAAGCCTAACAATGTGCTGACCGGTGAGCTGGCTACTGACAATCCGCTTTTCAATGCGCTTTATGAGTGGAATGGTAAGAAGCATCTATTGACATCAGGCGCATTGAATGTCATTACAGGCCGAATGGAAAATGTGGTTTTGCGTGAGTTTACTCGCTATGACCATATGTGGGAGACATGGGTTGAGACTGATGATGTTGAGGTTGATTATGCAGCAACATCTATCCAGCTCAGAGTGCATAGCAATAAGACTATTACTAGCGCTGATTTGAGTGGCCTTCCTTTATGGCTGATAGGATCGGTGCAGTCCGCTGGAAATGGTGTGTATGTTGTATCATTGGCTGTTGAGGCTAATAGCTCAAGCGAAAGAACTACGATCATAAACATTGACACAGCGCTTGTGCGTATTACCCAGCTTGCTCCTGGTGATTATGGCCTGGATTATGGTGAGGATTATTCATAAATTAGAAATTGACAAAATATGGCAGACATTAACAAATTAAAGGATAAGATTAAAAGCACAATCTATCCCAATGGCAAAGGTGCCATCAATGCCTCAGATCATCAAGCTATGTTGCTGGACATGGCCGATGGCATGGCCGAAACCGACACCAAACTTGCAACATTATCGGCAGAAATAGGTAGCCTTTCACTTGAGTTTAATGTAACTACTAATGGAGTCAATCCATCAGTTACTTGTATAGAGTATTCATCTTCCGATGTGGCTTATGTCGGAGTCAAAGATGCAAGTAACTGCATTGAGTATCTTTTCTTTTATGGCTACAAGGCAGATGGAACAAGCGAGATAATTGTAGCTGATTTTCCTTCCAATCATCTTTTCAAGTTTGATGGAGGAAAATACACAAAGGTGGGTGTTTATGTTGGCTCGGCTATGGTTGCATCTTCGGGTGTTGCAACCTTAATGCTTCTTGTAGGCAACTCTGCAACTATAAAGCAAATCAAAACTGAAGCCACTACAGATGAGCAGATCACGATTGTGCCAACTATTGCGAGAGATGGCTATTATATTGATGAAAATCTTGCAGTGGCTGCTTTTGGTGCTTATTGTATCTCTGCTCCTATCTTCTTAAAAAAAGGTGACAAGGTTTTTTATAAAGCCTTTGCGAAAACGACCTTTGCACAACTTTCTGAATGTGATGAAAATGGTACATTGCTTGAACTTCTTCAAAATGGCTCAGGAGAAAGACCTTTCTATCACAATTTTGTTGCTCCGAAAGATATGCATATATGCATATGCTCTACAAAAGACAATATCGGAGATGTGGTCATTCAGCGAAACATAAAAGAGGCAATTAATCTTGTTGAAGAAAAATTGACTAAGAGGGTGTCTGCTTTAGAGGGAGAGTCGGTTTTAAAAGACCGAAATATCATAAATCTTTGCGACATGTCTAAGGCAACAGAAGGTATATATGTGAAGTATGATGGAACAGAGGGAACAAGCAGTTCACACTATGCTTCAGACTATATCCCAGTTGTGTATGGAGAGACTTATTCAATGCCTGTAGATGCCGAATTTTTTGGAGAGGCACTGGCTGCAAGAATAGTGTGCTTCAATAGCAAAAAAGAGTATATCGGTGGCATTACAGGAACAATTAAAGGTGCTATTTGCACGATTACGATAACAAATTCGGCTGCTTATATTAGGACATCAATTCGTAATGTATCAAACTACCGATATAAGTGGGGGCAGAACTTTGATACCTACATGGTAGTGAATAGTGATACATATCCTAATCGCTATATTCCTTACGGAGATACATCCTACTATGCTGATTATGAACTTGCACCACAAAATGCAGATTTGTTCAATCCTCTTTTTGGCAAGTCAGTTGTTTTTGATGGAGATAGCATCTGCAATGCCTTGAGTGAGGGAACATCATTGGGTTGGGCAGGAAGGATAGGTCGCAAAAACATGATGCTATGGCAGAACTATGCAATTGGTGGTGGTACAATAACAAGCATAAGTGGAAAGCATGTCATCAGCACTCAGTCATATGACAATGCGAATCCTGACTACATCATCATTGAAGGTGGTACAAATGATGCCGATGTGATTGGCTCTATCTTGAATGGTCAAACTCCGGCAGCCTATGGCTCTTATGAACCTAATAAGTATGATGGAGATTATGACAACACAACTTTTTGCGGTGCGGTTGAATTCCTTTTCAAGAGGCTTTTGACAACATATCCATCGGCAAAGATAGGTGTCATCATTGCACCGAAAATGAGTGTCGCATCTTCATACACAAAGGAAGGCAACAATAGGAGAGCATACTTTGAGACCTTGATGCAGTTATGCAAAAAATGGGGCATCCCATATCTCAACCTTTGGGATAAAGGCAGACTGAATCCATCTTTGTCGGTGTTCTACAATGATAGCGAAGAGTCATTCTATACCGATGGTCAGCATCTTACTGCAAAAGGATATGATGTCATCACTCCAATGATTGAGGCATGGATGAAAACCTTGTAATTTGTAGCATAACATTGCAAGTTTAAAGAACTCTCTAAGCCTATTAACAATGCTCAAATAAGAGAGGCGTTTATGAAGGATGATCAGCAGCTGGTCATCCTTCTTTATATATTACCCACAAAAAGGTGGATTTTTGCCATAGGGTGTAAAATATATCGAAAAACTATGCAAGAGAGAAATGTGTTGGCCGGTGCCACAGCTACAGTTATCAGTCCGCTGGTGGACTTCTATGGTAAACTGATACCATTCTTATTGTTGGCCATATTGCTGATTGCTATTGATAGCCGTTTCGGCATCCTGGCAAGCAAGAAGCGCGGTGAGACTATCCGCACCAGCAGAGCCATAAGGCGAGCCATAAATAAATTTGTGGACTACATCTGCTGGATTACATTAGCCGGTATGCTTGGTCAAACATTTGGCGTGGTGTTTCATATTCCGCTATTGTCGGTCATTGTGCTGCTGATTGTGTACACGATAGAACTATCATCCATATTCAACAACTATTTCTTTTACAAAGGCATAAAACTCAAGTTCAATGGCTTGAAATTTATAAGCAAGGTGTCCGGAACTAATGTTGAGGAAATCATCGAAAAAGATAATAACAATGAAGATTCTGCTAGATAACGGTCATGGCAATAATACGCCTGGCAAAAGGTCTCCGGATGGCCTATTTCGTGAATGCTACTTTACAAGAGAGATAGCAGCGGAAATAGCTTGCAAGTTACGCAAAGAAGGCTATGATGCTGAATTGCTGGTGCCGGAATTGTATGATGTCAAGTTGCTGGAAAGAGTGCATCGCGCCAATGTCAAATGTCAGACCTATGGCGCAAGCAATGTTCTGCTGGTGTCTATTCATTGCAATGCTGCTGGTAGTGGCAAAGAGTGGATGAATGGCCGAGGATGGGAAGCATGGACATCGGCTGGCCAAACGGAAGGTGACAAGCTGGCTGAATGCCTCTATGAGAGTGCGCTGGAAACCTTTGCACCAGGCACCAAGATTCGCTCAGATTGGGGTGATGGAGACTATGACAAAGAGAATCAGTTTACCATCCTTTCCAAGACATTGTGTCCGGCTGTGCTGACTGAAAATTTCTTCATGGACAACAAGGATGATGTGGATTATCTTCTTTCAGATGAAGGTAAAGAAGCCATAGTAAATTGTCATGTTCATGGTATTATTAACTACATAAATCTTAAAAGAGATGCTTAAAATTGAAGAAAGAGCCGAAAAGTTTGCTTACGGCTATGTGGAAGGCTTTGATCCTACCGATGAAAAAAGAGGCTTGATGTGTACGGCTCATGTATGTGGCCAAAATGAAATGCTGGATGCAATCAAGAAAGAACATGAACTTGTAAGGATTCAAGATCATCCAGGGCCAATCAATGCCGGTGATGAAGTCATCTTTAATAAGCAACTTCGAAAGGCTATTGACCAAAATATACAACAGGTAAAAATGCTTCCATCTAGTCGCGAACGCAGTCTTGCAATCACAAAACTTCAAGAGGCCGTAATGTGGTTGGGAATGGACTTGAAGAGGCTGAATGAAGCAAATCCATATCCATCAAGCAAAGATCCATCCACCGGAACAAAGATAGAGCCAACAGCAGATGGCCTTAAAATGTAACATCTAAAAAGTGTAGATATGACTTATTTCTCTAAGTTTACAATTTTGGCTATGGTTGTCTTTATATCCAGCTGTGGAGCGCCAAAAATGGCCATGACAACCGATGTGCAGAAAGATTCGGTGTCGGTAGTCATTAAGGAATCGGTCATATATAGAGATACCACAATATATGTTGAGGTGCCGGTTGAGGTGATCAAGGAAATCTTGCCTGATACTGACACATCGCACCTTGAGACTTCGCTGGCCATAAGCGAGGCTTGGGTGAATGCTGGCAAGCTCAATCATACATTGACACATAAAGATGCGAAGATTGAGCAAACTATTCCGGTACCGGAAAAGCATACGCAAAAGGATTCGGCGATTGTCTCTATTAAAGAAGTGGTAAAAGAGGTGCCGGTTGAGGTGGAAAAGCCTCTAAATGCGTGGCAAAGTTTCCGGATGAGTCTTGGCACAATAGCTTTGATTGCCTTTGCCTTATGGGCGGTCATCAAGATTCTCAAGAAATACCTACTTAAACTATAATCATTCTTTCTACATCATATTTAAAGCTAAGATGCGCCAGCTGTGAAGTTCGCGCATCTTTTTTCTTTGTATGGTATATATTGTGTATTGCGGAAAGGAAACGAAAAAGCAATGTATAAGAAAGATTACTTTGAAAGGCTGGTGTCGGTAGTTGCTGAACTGAGCGAATTATCTGCTGATAATATCCTCTATGGCCGTAAGACTGATGAAGTGGTGGATGCGCGTTGGATCATTGTTAAGATTCTGCATGAGCAAGGCTATCACACATCCAAGATTGCTATGCTTTTGAAAATGACACAGCGCAATGTGACTCACATCTTGACAGTCTTTCAAGATAGGCTTGATGGCTATGATTCGTTATTTAAAGCCACATATCAAAAGGCTCGCATTCAAGTCGGAAATCTATGCGAAAACTAAAGGAAATCTATTCTTTCCTATAGGAATATGATGTGCAATGTTTTGGTTGAGGTCAATGTCGGCCTCACTAAAACATATTTTTTATGGCACATGTAAAATCTACTGAGGGATATGATGTACATATTCCGAATCAAGGCCAGGTGACTTATAACACAATTGCTGGCTCTGCTGGTCTAGCATCATTCCTGGGCCTCAATGCACCAAACCTTCTTGGTGGCTTAATGAACGGCTGTGGCAATGGTGGTTGGATGGGTAATCGCGGTGGATGTGGCTGTGGCAACACAGTTGTTGTCAGCGAAGGTGATCATCTTGTGACACGATTCGAGATGGAACAGGAGAACAAACTTGCTGCAAAAGACTCTGAGATTGCTCTTCTCAAGTCAAACATCTACACCGATCAGAAGATTACCGATGCTTACAAAGAGCTTCGCGTAATGATTACCGGACTCCAGGACTTTGCTGCAAGACAGTCAGTCCAGAATCAGGCATTTGCGGATTCATTTGCTGATGTCCGTAAAGACATTGATTACAAGGTACAGCTTGAGGCTGAGAGAAGGTCATGCGCTGACTGCAAGATTGTGAACTATGCAAATAGCACATTTGCTCCGCGCTTGATTACTGACTACACAGCTGGCACAACTAGCGCTGTGGCTCAGGTCTATAATCCTCTTGCTTGCGGAAGCGGTTGCGGATGTGGCAACATCTATTCATCGGCTCCTACTGAGTAATGTCTGACATGGGGAGTGGTGTAATGCCACTCCCTTTCAAAAGAAACTATCATGAGCAATATTGACAAGGTAAGTGCAGCTTTGAGTGAATGGATTTTCAATGTGGCTGCCAGCATTCTTCCAAAGGTCAAGATTCCTAATGAGTCTCCAATCGGAAAATTCATGTATGGCATCTTAGGTGTTGATCCATCCAGCTATAGTATTTGGAAAGAGCTTGGCTTCCTTGCTGAGCCAACAATCCAGGTAATGCTTTCACCGGTACTGACAAAGTTTCTTGGCGCTGTGCCGGATGATCAGATAAAAGAAATTGCAGAAAAATATGTGGATGCATTTCTATCACGCGCTCAAGAAAAAGGCGGTGTCAATGTGTTTGGTGTCCAGCTAGGGCCAAAGGCATTTGAAGGCCTCAAAGAGATACTTGCCTCAAAATTTGAACAGGAATGAAAGAAGATTACAAAGCATTCGTGGATATGCTCCGCGAAAAGATAGGCGAAAGCAATGGCGCTTGGCCTGTCATCATGAAAATGACTCATATGCTTGAGGATAATGAATCCTTTGAGGATATGATAGAAATTTGTCAAGGCGTTGAGGATTACAAGGAATATCTGACCGAGGCTGAAGCAAAGGAACTGACATCCCATCTTGAGAACTACGATAAGACCACATATCCAAAGTGGCCGAATGCTCAGATGCTCTTTGATGCAGTCAAGGGCGCTGGCGGTGAGCCGGAAGAAAAAGGTCGTTTCAATAAGTGGGTGCTTTTCTTTGCCATGAACATGATTCACTCAGACTATGGCGGTGTTCTCTCTTCATTGGCTAATGGTGCCGAGTATGCAAAGCTGTGTTATAAGATGGCGCTGGCGTGGATTCTCGATCCGGATAGAAAGCACAGCATCAGGCATGAATATGGCCTTGAATGCTAGCCTTGTAATAGTTTGCTTTTGGGAGTCTCTATGACTCCCATTTTTTTATGTATCATTTTCCTGGCCTTACGAAAATGATTTGGCACACTTTTTAGAAGATGCCGGAATGAGTAATATATCAAGCTATGCAAATACTTATCTTAGGCTCTTCGCTGGAGACTGCAATCGCATTAGATGTGAAAATGCTAGATCAGCAGATTGAGGTATGTGACCAAATAATCAGCAAAATCAAGGCTGGTGAGGTTGATGAAAGTATTGAGGTCTATAAAGACCATTTGTGGTGGCTTCAGATGCATTGTAACACACTTGACTACTATCGCAGAGATAATTGGGATGAAGCTGAAGAAATGTCCTATTTTGCTGAGCGCTATAAGCCAGCATTTATAACGGATGAATATATATCACGCAGTCAGGCAATAATAAAGGATGGCAAATAGAGCCATCCTTTTTGCATATTAGGTCAATTTATTTGCAGATATAGTCAATTATTTTCCTTGTGGCTTCATCTACTTGCTGGCGTATGTAGTGAACATATATGGCGGTGGTCGGTGAGCCTATCTTGTGGCCCATACCTTCAGACACTATATTGATTGGAAGAGCCAGCGCTGCACCGAGGCTGGCATATGTATGCCTGGCCCAATTCGATGACAAATCCGGCAATATCCCTTTATAAGACTTCTTTCCGCCTTGACCTTTCCGCTCCATAGGGCCTATCTTCTTTAGGCCTTTGTCCATTCTTCTTAAATAGTCGGTTGGATTGCTCCAGGTATCGCAGACATCCAGCAGATAGTTTTCACCAGCATACTTGTCAATGATAGCTTGCGCTTCCGGCTCTATCTTGACTGAATAGAAGGTGCCGGTTTTCTTTCGGTAATACTCCAGCCTTCCATTGACCACTTGCGCCTTTGTGGCCGAAAAAAGGTCGGCACCATTGATGCCTCTAAGATAGGTCATCAGCATAAAGATGTCGCGGTATTTGGCCAAGTGTGGCTCATCTATGACATATAAGCGCAGTTGCTTAATCTGATCTATAGTCAAGAATCTGCTGGCGGTGGCTTCCGGTGTTATCTTGAATCCTCTAAATGGATATGAAATGCTAAGTCCTTTGGTGTTGATGGCATAGTTGAAAAGCCTTCTTATGTTCCGGTGATGAATGTTCCTGGCATTCTTCTTTGGTGCGGTCAATGCCATAAAGTCATCAAAGCGCTGGAGCCATGCCACATCAATCTCATTAAAGGTGCGTTTTTCAATGTGGCTGTCAAATGCCTTCAGTCTTGAGGCGGTCTGCTGATAGACAGTCTTGGTGCCGGATTTCTTCTGCAAACCTATATACTCTTGCAGAATCGGCCATATAAGGTCGGCTGGTGTCTCATCATCCTCAACATGACCACATAACAACATAAGCCTTTTCTTCAGTTCTTCAATTGGCATAGCCTTCAGCTTGCCTTCCACATCCAGCTTGAGAAGTTCTGAAGATATGTCCATCATCCTCAACTTTAGAAAGTTGTTCCATTGCTTAGCGCGGATGTGATTGACAATAACGCCATATGGCTTGCCTTCCATCCATTGTTGAGGCGTTAATGTTATAGAGGTCGGTAAGAAGAATGCTTTTTTATTGTGGTAGACTCTGATCTTGAGTGAGCCAGGTGAGCCATCGGTTGCAGCTCTATTGTCAAGATATAATGTTGCTTTTGCCATATATCTGATAAATTTTGATAGACTAAATTTTGACACAAACGGATAAAGCAATTAGTGTGCTATGCTGCACAAAAATTGCACACTTTTTGGCCAAAGGTGGCCAAAATTGTACAAAATCAGACAAAAATCAAGGTGGATGAAACCGAAAAACGAATAAAAAAAGACAATACATTGAAATCTTAATTTATTGATTTACAATGTATTGTCTTTAAGTGATCCGGTTGGGATTCGAACCCAAGACCCACAGCTTAGAAGGCTGTTCCATCACGCGAG